ATGCTGACGAGGATCATCAGCGGCGTACTATGCGCTGCTGCATTGGCAGGCTGCGCTACCAAGAACTACGGCCGCCAGGGAACGTTGACCGATTACGAGAAGACGACCATGACCTGCCGGGAAATACAACTTGAGCAGGCGAAGGTCCAGGGATTCGTCGATCACGTGAACAAGGAGAGTGAATTCGATGGACGCTCGGTGCTCTCATTCCTCGGCGATTTTGGAATCGGCAACCTTATGGAGAAGGACAGCGCCATGAAAAGTGCCACCGATCGAACGGCACAACTTCAGACTGCAGCGAATCAAAGAGGCTGCACCTCCGCTGCGCCTGATCAGAAGGCCCAGTCCGCCCCCACTAGCCAGGCTCGATAGCGACACCGGAGCTTTCACCGCTTACCCCGCTTTTTCGCTGGCTGCCGGTGGACGCCTCTGGATGCCACAGGACAACTCATTCACCCAAAAGATCGAGTAAAAACAAGGGACTAGAAACAAAAAGCCGTCCCTATGGGGACGGCTTCAGATTGCTTTGGACGTTGTTCTGGCGGAGAGAGGGGGATTCGAACCCCCGATAGGCTATTAACCTCTTCATGACAACGACGTATTCCAAATATAAATCAACGAGTTAAAGCGAAAAACTTGGGTCATTGTCCTGCAGGGGTCTGCTCGCTAAGGTCTTGATTTATATGACATCGCCGTTACGCCTATGACCCCAAGCGGAGCCTTGGGACAATCCGATGAGCGGCGGGCTTAGTACCTGCAGGGGCCCCGAACGACGCTAACTGCCTAGCTGGCACCCGAAGCCTGATGAGCACTGCCTTCGGAGTTTTGGTGGTGAACCAGAACGCTTTATAAATCAATGCCTTGCGCAACTCGCAAATTGCAAAACCAAGGCTAACCAAGGTCACCAAGGGCCAATCCAGCCTGCCCTAGGTGCAATTTAGGTGCAGTGCCGCGCGACGCGCCGCACATGCCTGCGACCGAATTCCAGCACCCGGTGTACCCTCGCTCTGGTGGGCAACCCTGCGAAAAGGGGAATCCGATGTGCTACTCATCCATGATCCGGGCCGAGCACCGCCACTTCGTGAAGAAGTACGGCGTCCACATCAGCCTGCGGCGCTACTACGAAATGTTCTGGAAGAAGCGCCAGGACGGTGGCTTGCTGAGGATCCCCAAGGCGATGCGTGCCGACTTTGCCCTGCCGGACAATGACCAGGAGCGCAAGCTTGCAGAACTGGTCGCCGAGGGCGAGCGCGAGCAGGCCAATGTTCTCGAGGCCAGGCTGTTCGAGCAGCGGGCGCGCCTGGCAGAAGCGGAGCGCGCCCTGGCCACCAGGCCGACGAAGAAGGCTGAAAACGACCGGCGCATTGCCACCGACAAGATTGGCCAGGTCCAGCGCATCCTGGCCGACCTGCAGCGCATCGAGCTGCTCGATCGGGACTTCCGGATATTCCCGGGCCACTACGCCCCTGTCATGATCGAACACGACGGCCAGCGTCTGCTGGTGCCGATGCGCTATCAGTGCCGGCTGCCCGGCTGGACCGAGGCCGACGAGCGGCGGAAGCCTGGCACCTACAACGCCCGGCGCGACAACCTGGAGCAGGCCTGGCGCAAGCTGTTTGGTCGGCATCACGGCGTCATGGTGGCGACGTCCTTCTTCGAGAACGTGCCGCGGCATCGGGTCGAGCACCGCGAGCTGGGCCCTGATGAGCCTGTGGAAAACACTGTGCTGGAGTTTCGTCCGCGGCCGCCGCAGGACATGCTGGTGGCCTGCCTCTGGTCCTTCACCAAGGGTGCGGACGAAGAAGGCGACCTGTTTTCCTTTGCCGCGATCACCGACGAGCCGCCCCCGGAAGTGGCTGCCGCCGGCCACGACCGCTGCATCATCCCGATCCGAGAGGAAAACCTCGACGCCTGGCTCCGGCCCAATCCGAAGGACCTCGACGCCCTCTATGCCATTCTGGACGACCGTGCGCCGACGTACTTCGAGCACCAGCTGGCGGCCTGATAGCTACCCGTTGCGGCGCTGGCGCCCCCCCGTCTGCCATAGCCGGGCGGCGCAGCCGAGATGAGCAGGGCCTCGTCGTCGGGCGACAGGCCTGACGGCCGCTGCCCAGGCGACGCAACACAGACTTCCCGTTCCAGAGCCCGCCGCAAGGCGATCAGGCTTTCCCTCAGACCGCTCACGGCCAGCTGGTCGAGCAAGTCCAGCGGAAGGCTGTCGGCGACCTCCCTGGCTCGCCTGGCCAAGGCGTGCAATTTCCCACAACAGCCGGCGCACTTCGGGGGAAGGGTTGCGCTCGTACGCTGCGTGCAACTCCGTCGCGGTCAGGGCTCGCGGAAAGGGGCGCGCTCGCGGATTCTTGCCGGCCGGCTGATCCGGGGAAGCGTGCGACGGTGTGGTGTTTGGGCCTCGGGATGTCACGCGCGTTTCTGGGACGACCACTGTATAAAAACACAGTATATCCAAGGGGTGCCGCTAAAATTCGTGGGGGGTCGGGAAAAAGGTAACCTTGGTAACCTGAGACCAAAAATCTCCCGCAAAGCCTTGCCAGATAAGGGATTGCGGGCTTCGGCAAAAAGGTAACATTGCGGTAACTTTCAGGTAACCAAATTACCTCTTCCAAATGTAACCTCCATGGAAATGGATCTTCAATAAAATCAATGACTTATCGACAGGTTACCTTTTTGGTTACCTCAGATTACCTTTTCAAGGTAACCAAACCATCCTTTATAAATCAATGACTTAGCGACGCTTTTCGGGGCTGGTTACCAAGGTTACCTTTTTCCCGACCCCTCCCGGGTTCTTAACTTGCCGAGTGCGCCATGTGCGGCGAATAGCGCACAACCGGAATGCGTTCCTAGCCACCCTACCTGGCAACCTCCTGCGGCCTCGCGTAGGTGCATAAATCTGCATAAGTCGCTGCACCCCGCTGACCGCCCGCCACGCCTGTACTGGCGCGGTGCTGGGCCATCCTTGCAGGTGCATAAAAACCACTCGACGAAGCGGGCAGGTGAGGCGGGGTCTCCACCGCGCGCCGAGGGGTGGAGATCGGCCTTGGCTGACAAAACTGGCAGGCGACCGGGGCGCTTTGCCCTCACTGAGGGTTAGGCGGCCCGTGACACCTATCGAGATGCAGGGAGACCCTCCTCAGGAGGCTTGGGTTTCGGAAACGAACAGAGGGGCTCTATGCGCCTCTATGTGGATCGAGCCTGCAGGCGCGACCGCGGTCAGGAGATCAGTCAAGCTGCTGGGGGGTGTCGAGTGGCCGTGGCGACCGTCTCGTGCATGTGCCGGAGCAGTTTGCCGCTGTCATCCCGTTGTGTCGGTTCTAAAGCCCGAGCGACGTGTAAGCGTGACTGCTACCATCCCTTAGGTCCAAGACAACAAAAAAGCGACAATGGCAATCGAACTTCATCCAAACTGCAAGGCCCGAATCGGGGCTATCTTGGAAGAGGCGTTAGCGGACGTGCGGGTTACAAACTCGATGTTCATCGAGCCGACTTCGATACAGAACCTACGAGCTGCCGACGCTGCGCTTCCCGCAAATGATGCGATACGAGCCAGGCTGGATGCCTTCATTAGCGAAGATCCCGTCTCAGACTTCGTTCGCGAAACCCTTAGTCGAGAATTGGGGTTCAATCAATACACGAAGGACGGGGCAACGCCACTATCTTCATTCCAGGAGTACGCAGATATACCGGCACTGGCGCGTCGCCTTGTCGACGAATTCTGCTCTCTGCCTTGGACCTATAGCCTGATGGTGGAATTGCCGGAGAGCTTGCAGCAACCTGCCTTTTCGCTTCCCCCAGAGCATCGGGCCATCTCAGATCAACTCGCTATATATGTGCCGGATGAAAATAGCGATGCACTGTATCCGTTGACTACGGGTGATGCACAGCGAGACGGGCGCCTACTTAGCAAGAGTCTTCTCTCCCTCGCGTTAGGGGTTGACGGTACCCAACCTGAGAAATGGGACAAAACAAAAGCCTATCTGCAAGTCAAGGTCAGTGGCTTTTTTGGCGAATATCAATCCACCTCGGCGGCACACGAAGCGATCTCGCTCGTGAAAGCCTTTTGTGGACTGGCTGTGGCTCTGCGTCTAGTCGTCCTGAACTCTAAATGGCGCGGAGCCGAGACACGCATCAGATCAATATCGCACCGAAACGTTGAAGGGCGGTGGCAACTTCACAAGGGGCTAGAGCTGGAAAGCAGCGACTCCCATGCCTATCAGGACCTAGCCTTCGAAGATTTTAACGGCGCCATTGCGACAGACGAGCAAAAGGTATTGCGACTCGCTTCAGTGCTGAGCAGAATGCGAGCGGCGCTTGCGTCTTCGTACAGCAGCAGACTATCGCTTGCGGCGCAATGGCTGTTCGATAGCGTCGCCGCATCTGGCGAGCTTCTGTCGTTCGTTCAAGCAACTGTAGCGATCGAGATCCTATTGGGCGACAAGGCGGTTTCTGACCTCATGGGGCTAGGCGAGCTGCTTCGGAACAGATGTGCATACCTCATCAGCACAGGCCAAGCACAGCGCGACGAAATCATGAAAGACTTCCGGTTGATTTATGACGTCCGGTCGAAGATCGTCCACACGGGAAAGCAAAAGCTCAACCGCGGCGAGCAGGAGCTTTTGCAGAAGCTGAGATGGATGTGCGCACGCGTCATACAGCGAGAAATCGAGCTCCTCATCGCCGACAATGCAAACGGTCAGAGACCGTAATTTTCAAACCGAACAACCTGTTGTCCCATCCATTCGTTGGCTTTGGGCGCAGAACTTGGCGCTGAGACAACGCGCCGTAACGGAGATTCAATTGGTCGAGGGAGAAGTAAAAAGACAGCGCGGTGCCCTAGCGATAGGCACTACTAGGGAGACAATTCAGCGACTAAAGCAGCGTCTGCGGTGGAAAGCGTATTGGCGCTTTCCGAATTTGATTAAGGCGCCAGACGCTGACCCGAAATATGAAGAGGAGCGTGACCGCAAGAAGAACGCCGCTACTCAGGTGCCGAATGACGAAGAGCTCAGTGTCCCGATGCTGTTCGGTGCTGAGCTCTATGGACCAGCCGAGATCGATCGTTTGTATGCAGACTTGAAACGTTTGGGCTGGGACACTCCGCGCTTCCGTTCAACTTTGCCGAATGTCATACAGTGGATACGTGACCAGAGGTTGTACGGCTCCGAAGGGCACTTCAACGTTGGCATCGTTGTTCGAAAGACCGACAAGCGCTTTTTGCACCCGTCCTATCTGTTGGAACTTCCCGAAGAATTTGACTACCTGACCGTAACAATCTACCAGCTTTCCGCCTCACTTACGTGTGTTCTTGTAGGGATGGCCCTCACCGAGCAAAGCGCATCCTGGTACAACGACGAACTCGCCAAACTTCGCAAGACAAAGAGCGTCCGAAACCCGAAGGACCGGTTCATCTCCATTCTGGGCGCGGATCACCAAAAGCGCCGCTCGATCGAAGAGGCCAGGGAGCGCTATCGGGGACTCGTGACAAACTGGTTTAAGAGGGAACTGCCCGGTTTCTTCTCGAACGAGGCTGGGGTCTCGAGACTGCCAACTGCTGAGGTCATCACGACGATTCGTCAGCACATGTTTGCCCCACCAAACGAATTCGTTCGAGACGAATGGCGTCGCATGATTTGGGACCGGGGGTATCGAAGAATCTGGACCGATTCCGGTTGCCCCGGCTTGCAACTTGCAATCGGCGAACTGGAAGACGAAGCGCGACATCACTCGGTTATCGGCTTTCGCACAAGCGATGTAGCCGACAGTGACTTGCAACACTTTGGAGGACGCACAAAGTATGCGCTACTCACCTTCTGCTACGAACGGATCGAAGGTGTGCTTGTCCACTATGCATGCACCGCCTTCCTGCAGGAGGCATCTCGGACGCTCAAGCTCAGCAGAGAGCAGCTCTTTGCCAAGAAGGGCCGCAAGGAAATACTTGTGGTCCTCGAGCGGATAAGTGATTTCTTTCGCGCGTCAACTGGCAACCCTGCTGTCGCTACGGACCTCCTTAAGAACAAACCTCTGATCTCGTACAAGCACCATTGCAACGGATTTGTCGGCAGCAGTCTGTTTGCTAACGACAAAGACCTCGACCTTGCCGAGGTGTTACACAGCCGAGTAAGACACTTAGCCGAAGAGTTTATCGAGGACGAGGAAGCAACAAGGCAGCAGTTCGATCAGTTGTCCTCAATCCTCAGTACGAAGGAAAGCATCAGGACGCAGAGGCGTATGGAGGTTATCACTGTCATTGCTCTTGTGGTCGCGTTGGCATCGCTCGTTGCGGCACTTCCTCCGATCACGGCATGGGCTAAGTCGATAGAATCGCTCCGCAGCGCAATAGTGAAGATGTAACACGGCTCCGAGAGTCAGTGATCAAGGCGCGGCAACAGTTCCCAACGGGCATTGAGCTACGCTCTATTGTCGCCAAGAGAGTACGGCTCGAACCGGATAACCTCTTGGCCTAGCCAGGAGTTCACTTCCATGAGCCGGTCCTGCAACGGCTTGACTTCATTGCGTGCGAAGACCATAGCGGCCTTCTCCGCGTCGCCGAAGCCGCCGGTGTTGTTTGGGATGATGCCCATCAGCTGCGGTGGCACTCGGTGCGCGGCCAGCTGGTCGTCGCGGGTCACGTTCTTGATGTTCCAGAACTCGTCTTTGGCCGCCACCTCGGAGACCGGCAGCAGCTGGATGCCATCCTTCTTGCCGTTGGGCGCGTACATGAACAGGTTGCGGAAATTGCCCGGGCCCTTGCTGTTCTTGAGCGCCTCGCGCAGTTTGTCGACGTCTTCCTGCTTCTGCGCGGCGTCGGTCATGTAGAGGATGAAACCGGCGTGGCTGCCGTTTTTGTAGTAGCGTCGCCGGAAAAGCGTGGCGGCCTCGTTGAGCCAGGTGGCATTGAGCGCCGATAGGTATTCGGGCAGCCCGTACACCTCCTGGTTGATGTCCGGCTCCAGCAAGTGAAAAACGCTGCCCCGCTTGAAGGCGTGCTTGTCCTGCCAGTTCTGCACGAAGAAGTAGCTCCCCATATCCACGCCGCGGCGCATGTATTTGGCTAAAGCCGGCTCCAGGCAGATGGGCCGGCCCAGCACGTTGTCCCGTCGTTCCAGATAGCCGTTGCCGAACACCAGGAAGTCCTGCACCCAGCGCGCGAATGCCGAGCGCGACAGCAGCTTGTGCGGAATGAAGGTTGACACCAGGATGTTGCGCTTCACGTAGATGGGCGAGCTGTTATGCACCGCGGCCCGGAAGCTGCGCGCCAGGCCATCGAAAGGCAATGGTGGCTCGAACCATTCCCCCACGCGCATGCACTCCACATAGTCGAGCAGCTCCCGGCGATCGAGGACGGCGACCGGATCGCCAAAGCTGAATGTCTCAGCCCCAGCTGCGGCGGGTGTCTGCGCGGCCCCCCCATTGACATGGTTTGCAACAGCCGCATCGCGGCGCCTCTTCTTGCGGGTCATGAGAACTCCATGATGCTGGTGTTGGTCGTGGTCACGCCTTCGATCGGCTCGTGGGCCAGTGCGTGCATGCAGGCCCAGGCCAGATCGGCGTGGCTGGTTTCTTCCGAACGGCCGGCTTGGTAGGTCACGCGGCCGCCGGCGGCAGTTGTGGTCTTGCGGATGGACATGAACGAGGAGGAAAAGTCCGTCCAGCCGGCATCGAACTCCAGCCGGCCCTTGCTGATGACGTCGGTGGCCTTGAGGACCAGGCTGGTCTTCACGTCCACGGAATAGGTGAAGCCCTGCGTGTCCGGGCGGGAGACGAGGACCTTCTTGTAGACGGCATCACCCACCCCTGTGCGGTCGATGCCGATGTAGGTCACGTTGTAGCGCTCGCAGACCTTCAGGATTGCGCCGGCCTGCTCTTCGTAGTCGATGCCGCGGAACTGGTGCTTCTCCAGCACCCGGAACTTGCCGCCCGGCACCAGCGGCGGCGCGACGACGACCAGCGCTGCGCTGTCCCCACCCCCGCCGTTGGGGTCGTATCCGATCCAGACTTCGCGGTTGCCCAGAGGCCGCGGCGACCAGTGCCGGAAGTCTTCCCACACCTCCCAGCTGTCGACCATGCACCGCATCAGCATCGACAGCGGGAACACCGACGCCGTGTCATCAATGAACCCGCACATCAGCAGGTTCTCGAAGTCCGCATCGCTGTACTCGCGGCGAAGCTGTTCAAGGTCGAATAGGTTGCAGCCCCCGCGCACCGCATCCTCGACGGTCACGACCTGGCGCCATTGCCCGTCGGCGCAGCGCCGGCCAGCCTGCAGGTGCGCATGGCTCACGTCGACCTGTACGTGCTGGTCTTTCCTTCGGCCGCGGTTGAACAGTGCGCCAGACCAGAACGGATAGGCCTCATGTGCAAGGCTTGATGGCGTCGAGAAATACGTCTGTCGCCACTTCGCATGGATGGCCATGCCGGAGGCCACCTTGCGCAACTCCTGGAAGCGCTGGATCCAGAAGTACTCGTCCAGATAGAGGTTGCCGTGGTAGCTCTGGGCCGTGCGCGCGTTGGTGCCGAGGAAGTACAGCGTGGCGCCGTTGGGCAGCACCATCGGATCGCCTTTCAGCTCCACGCCGGCGGCATCCTTGGCGAACTGGATGATGTAGTGCTTGAAGACGTGGGCCTGCGACTTGCTGGCGGACAGGAAGATCTGATTGCGGCCGGTAGTCAGCGCATCAATGAAGGCTTCGCGCGCGAAGTACCAGGTGGCGCCGATCTGCCGGCTCTTCAGGATGTTGCGGATGCGCTCGACAAGGCCGGCCTCGTACCAGGTGCGCTGGTAGTCGAACATCGAATCCATGAAGGCGTCGACCAGCTGCTCTTGCTGTTCGTCGCTGATCGCGTTGCGCTCAGGTTGCTTGCGCGGCCCGCGGTTTCGGTTGGCCACCTTCGGGTTGAGATCGGCCTCATTGGCACTGTCTTCATAGCGGCGCACGCGCGCCAGACGCTCCATCTGCCGGCCCAGCAGATCGATCTCCTTGTAGTCCTTGCCCTCCTTGACATCCTTCGCCACCAGTCGCGCCATGCGCGTCTCGATGCTGGTACCAATGCGCTCGACGGCATCAGCCTCGTCCCATCGCTCTCGGCGCTTCCAGCTGTGAACGGTCGCTGGCTTGACGCCGAGCACCTCAGCGATACGAGCGACGCGGTAGCCCTGCCAGTAGAGCGCACGCGCAATGCGGCGCGGCCCCATTTCTGGATCGAATGACAGCAGGGACAGAGGGGGAAGCGTAGTCATGCCGCAACGCTACCGTTCGCGCGCGCGCGTGCCACCTCGCCTGTGTTGTGTCAGGGATGCCGACAACAGCCCATCGTTGCCCGCGCGTGACACGGCGCCGAAGATGGCAACACCAACACGGAACCACGCCAATATGAGGACACCATGGCCGGCAAGAACCCGAAGTTTTTCCGCATTGCCACCGAAGGGGCGACCAGCGACGGACGCGTGATCGACCGCGAGATGCTGGTGCAGATGGCGGTCAGCTATGACCCCAGCACCTACGGCGCACGCATCAACCTGGAACACATCCGCGGCATCGTGCCCGATGGCCCATTCAAGGCGTATGGCGACGTGCTCGCACTCAAGACTGAAGAGGAAGGCGGCAAGATGCGCCTCTATGCGCAGCTCGACCCGACTGCCGAGCTGATCGCCTTCAACAAGGCCCGGCAGAAGGTCTTCTGCTCGATGGAAGTGCAGCCCGATTTCGCCGATACCGGCGAAGCGTATCTGGTTGGCCTGGCCGTCACGGACAACCCTGCCAGCCTGGGCTGCGAGATGCTGCAGTTCAGCGCCAAGGCCAAGGCGAACCCGCTGGCCGATCGCAAGCAGGACCCGAGCAATCTGTTCTCCGAAGCCGTGGAAGTCGACCTCGACTTTGCCGACGAGCCAACGACGACCACCGTGCCCGGCGCCGGCTTCGCCGCCAGCATCAAGAAGCTCTTCGCCCGCCAGGACAAGTCCGAGGCAGGCAACGATGCGCGCCACGCCGACACGCAGGAAGCCGTTCAAGCCATCGCCAAGGAGGTGCAGTCGATGGGCGAGACCTTCACCAAGGCCATGGACGGTGTGACGAAGCGTCTGGATGCGCTGCAGGCCGACCAGACCAAGGGCAAGGAAGATTTCAGCACGCTCAAGAGCGCGCTGGAGAGGAAGGAAGACTTCAGCCGCCGCCCCCCCGCCACCGGCGGCGACGGCAAGGTCATCGAAACCGACTGCTGAGCCGGCCCCCGGACAGCGACAACACCCCCTCTAACCCGGAGCCAACTCAATGCGTAACGATACCCGCCAGAAGTACGCGGCATACGAGGCCAAAGTGGCCGAGATCAATGGCGTCGATCGCGTGGACCGCAAGTTCAGCGTGCAGCCGAGCGTCCAGCAGAAGCTGGAGACCAAAGTGCAGGAATCCAGCGAATTCCTCGGCCGGATCAACGTCTATGGCGTGACCGAGCAGGAAGGCGAGAAGATCGGACTCGGCGTGTCCGGTCCGGTGGCCAGCACCACTGACACCGCTGCCCAAGATCGCCAGACCAGCGACATCGCCGCCCTGGACGACCGCCGCTACCGCTGCGAGCAGACCAACTCGGACACCCACATCACCTACCGCATGCTGGATGCCTGGGCCAAGTTCCCCGATTTCCAGACCCGTATCCGCGACGCCATCCTGCGCCGCCAGGCGCTGGACCGCATACTGATCGGCTTCAACGGCGTGAGCCGCGCCGCCACGTCCAACCGCGCCACCAACCCGATGCTGCAGGACGTCAACAAGGGCTGGCTGCAGCACCTGCGCGAAGAAGCCCCGGAGCGCGTGATCGATTCGGGCAAGGCTGTCGACAAGATCGTCGTCGGCGGCCCCGACTCGAATGTCGCGCGCGACTACGCCAGCCTGGACGCCCTGGTCTTCGACCTGTGCAGCCACCTGATCGCGCCGTGGTACGCCGAGGATCCGGACCTGGTGGTGGTGTGCGGTCGCCAGCTGCTGGCCGACAAGTATTTCCCGCTGCTGAACAAGGACCGCGACCCGACGCAGAAGCTGGCCGCCGACATCATCATGAGCCAGAAGCGCATCGGCAACCTGCCGGCCGTGCGGGTGCCCTACTTCCCGCCGGATGCCCTGCTGGTGACGCGCCTGGACAACCTGTCGATCTACTACCAGGAAGGCTCGCGCCGCCGCACGATCGTGGACAACGCCAAGCGCGATCGCATCGAAAACTACGAGTCCAGCAACGATGCGTATGTAATCGAGGATCTGGCTTGCGCTGCCATGGCCGAGAAGATCGAGGTGGCCGCCGAATGACGAGTCCCGCCCGCAACCATTTTCTGCGCGTGAGCGCCCAGCGGGCAGCCGCCTCAGCCGAGGCGGAGAACCCGCTGCGCCACGCCTCGGGCCACGAGCTGATGCTGGCGCAGTTGGCCGAGCACAAGCGGCAGCTCAAGCTGATCCAGTCGATCGAACGCAAGGCCGAAGCCAAGCGCGCCATGCTTCCCGCCTACGCGGCTTGGGTGCAGGGGGTGCTGGAGGCGGATGCCGGCGTGCAAGACGAGGTCTTCATGTCGGTCATGGTCTGGAATATCGACGTGGGCGACTTCGCCGGCGCGCTGCCTCTGGCGAGCTACGCCATCCGGCACGGCCTGGTCATGCCTGACCAGTACCAGCGCACCACGGCCTGCCTGATAGCGGAGGAGTACTCCGCCATGACGCTGAAGGCCGTCGAGGCCGGGCAACCGGTCGACGTGGAGACCCTGGGCCATGTCGGCATGCTGGTTAATGACCAGGACATGCCCGACGAGGTCCGCGCCAAGCTGCACAAGGCGGTGGGCTATGCGAACGCCGCCCTGGTCGACAGCACGCCGCCGGACCGGCAGCAGGACCGGCGCGAGTTCGCACTGCGCAACCTGCGCCGCGCCCTGGAGCTGCACGACAAGGTCGGCGTGAAAAAGGACATCGAGCGCCTCGAGCGCGAGATCAAGAACGCAGCCCAGGCCGGCGCTAAGGAGGGCGACGGCCGCGGCTGACACCGAGCGTGACCCCGCGCATCAGGCGGCACGGGGCAACCCAGCGGCGCGCCCGGCCTCACGGCCAGCAGACCAACCCGGTTGCCCCGTCCACCGCCTCCAGATTCCAGCGAACCCATGTCTTCCTTCATCGCCACCGCTCCCGCCAGCACCGGCCAGGCGCCGATCGCCAACGACGGCTTCTTCCCCGAGCTGGATTTCGCGCAGGCCCTGGCCACGATGCGCCAGGACGGCACCGTGACGCCGGATCGGCTGCGCGCCGCGCTGGTCGAGGCCGCCCTGTCGGTCAATGAAGAGCTGGCCACCTGGCAGGCAGACCAGCAGGCCGCTGGCCACGCCACCCTGGAAGCGGTGCCGGCGCCAAGCGTGGACGGCAAGTCGGCCCATGTGCATCGCTACCTGCGGGCCGTGTACTGCCAGGCACGCGCGGGCTTGATCGAACGGTACCGCGACTATGACGCCACTGCCAGCGGCGACCGCCAGGCGGAAACCATGATGCTGGCCGTTGACGACCTGCGCCGCGACGCGCGCTGGGCCATCAGCGACATCCGTGGCATCACGCGCACCACCGTGGATCTGATCTGATGCGCGTCCGCACTGTCCAGGGCGACACCGTAGACAGCGTATGCCAGCGCATATACGGGCGCACCGCCGGCGTCACCGAGGCAGTCTTCGAAGCCAATCCCGGCCTGGCCGACCTCGGCCCGGTCCTCCCTCACGGCACGGTCATCGATCTGCCGGACACCCCTCCACAGCCCGCCGTACAGCGCGTGCAGCTGTGGGACTGAACCCCAAGGACTTGACCATGGCTGAACCCAGCACCACCGCCGCGCTCGCGGTTACCAGCGTCGGTGCCATCACCCTGCTGCCAGGCGTGGATGCCGCGACCGTGCTCGGCGCTTTCGCCGGCGCGGCTGTGTTCGTGCTGAACGCAGATGAGATGTCGACGCCCAAGAAGCTGGCCTTCCTGGTGCTCTCCATGGTGGCCGGTTGCCTGGCCGCGCCGCTGGCCGCCGCCCTGATCGCCAAAGCCCTGCCCACGGATACCGCGGTCAGCCATGGCGTGGGCGCCCTGGTCGCGTCCGCGGTGCTTGTCAAGATCCTGCTGGCGCTGATCCGGCTGGCCGGCAACAGCGACAGGCTGATCACGATCATTCGAGGCAACAGCCAAGGAGGCAACAAGTGACCCTGCTCTTCCTCATCCAGGCGGCCTTGTGCGCACTGATCGCCGCCCGCTTGCTCCTGTTCCGGCGCGACGGCGCCGCCCACCGGCCCTGGGCCTCCCGGCTGGCCTACCTGCTGATCGTGCTGGCCGGGTCCGTCACCATCGGCGTGCTGTTCGGGCGTTACGAGTGGGCGCTGCTGGCGCAGAACGGCATCACCGCCGTGATGTGCCTGGCGGTCTATGCCGTGCGCGGCAATATTGTGGAGCTGTTCCGCATGACCGGCGTGTCCGATGGCGGCAGTTCCTGGCTGGTGCGTTTCCTTCGGAGTTCCTGCCATGACGATCCTGCGACGCGGTGATGTGGGCGCCGAGGTGCGCGAGCTGCAGCGCTTGCTGCGCCTGCGCGGCGCCGCCCTCGACCTGAATGCCGAGTTCGATGCGGCCACGCTCGCGGCCGTGATGGCCGCCCAGTCGCGCTATGGCCTGGTGGTGGATGGCGTCGCCGGCCCCAAGACGCTGGCGGCCTTACAGCGCGATCGAAAGCAGGCCGAGCACCTGACGGCGGCGGATCTGCAGCGAGCCGCGGACAAACTGGGCGTGCCGGTAGCGGTGGTGCGCGCGGTCAACGAGGTGGAGAGCCGCGGCAGCGGCTTCCTGCCGGACGGTCGGCCGGTGATCCTGTTCGAGCGGCACATCATGTACCGCCAGCTGCGGGCCGCCGGCCACGACGCCGACGCGCTGGCCCGGCAGTATCCGAACCTCGTCAATCCGGTGCGCGGCGGGTATGTGGGGGGCGCCGGCGAACACATGCGCCTCGCGCAGGCTGCAGCCATTGACCAGGCGTGCGCCCTCGCCTCGGCCAGCTGGGGCCTCTTCCAGATCATGGGGTACCACTGGGAGCTGCTCGGCTTCACCAGCGTGCAGGAATTCGCCGAAGCCATGCGCATGTCCGAAGCGGCCCAGCTCGATGCCTTCGTGCGCTTCATCCTGGCCGATCCTGCCCTATTGCGTGCGCTGCGCGCCAAGCAGTGGGCCACCTTCGCGCGGCTCTACAACGGCCCGGCCTACAAGGAAAACCTGTACGACGTGAAGCTGGCGCGTGCTTTCGCGCGCTACGACGTCGAGGAAAAGGAGCCGGCATGAATCGCACCCTCGCCCTTGTCCTCGCGGCGCTCGCCGCTCTGCTGACTGCGGCCGGCGCCGCTTCCTGGGTAACCCACCGCTACCACGCCGCCGTCAAGCGCGCCGACGATGCAGTGGCGGAAGCGGCCAGCCTGCGCATGCAGATCGACAACACCGACAGCAGCATCGTGACCGTCACCGAATACGTCGACCGTGTCCAGACCATCCGGGTCAAGGGCGACACCATCATCAAGGAGGTTCCCCGCTATGTCACCGTTCAAGCTGATGCCGCCTGCACTGTTCCTGTTGGCTTTGTGCGCTTGCACGACGCCGCCGCCACCGGTGACGTGCTCGACTCGGATCCCGGCGATTCTGATGCGGCCCCCTCAGGCGTTGCACTCTCTGCCGTCGGCAGTACCGTCGCAGCCAATTACACCGTCAACAACGAAACAGCCCAGCAGCTGAGCGCGCTGCAGGCGACACTGCGCGCCCAGGGCGTGACCATCATCGGGGAGGATCCTGCGCCATGATGAAGCCAGCCAGCCTGCGCGAGGCGCTCACTGCCGCGGTGCCCGACTTGGCGCGCAATCCCGAAAAGCTGCACATCTTCGTGGACGAGGGCCGCGTCGTCGCCACGGGCGCCCGGTCCCTGTCCTTCGAATATCAGTACACACTCACGATGATCGTGGTGGACTTCGGCGACAGCTCGAACGCCATCATGGTGCCGCTCCTGGCCTGGCTGCGGGTCAACCAGTCCGAGCTGTTCTTCAATCCCGACCTGCAGCGCAACGGCGTCAGATTCGAAGCGGACATCCTCAACCATGACACCGTCGATCTGGCCATCAAGGTGCCGCTGACTGAGCGCGTCACCGTCAAGGTGGCCGACGGTGGCTACCAGGTCACCCACCAGCCGGAGCCCGTCAACGAGGGCGACGACCCCGCGAGCTGGTTTCCGCCTGCGCCATGAACGATCTGGACGAGCTCACCGCGTGGGCGAGTGCATTGCTGGTCAAGCTGGAGCCGGCTGCCCGCCGATCCCTTCTCCGCGAGGTGGCCACCGAGATGCGCCGACGCCAGTCGGCGCGCATCGCCGAACAGCGCAACCCGGACGGCACCGTTTTCGAGCCGCGGAAGCCGCAACTGCGCCTGCGCCCGGGCCGCGTGCGTCGCACGATGTTCAACCGGCTACGCACCACGCGCTTCATGAAGGTCCAGTCAGACCCGAACTCGGCAGTGGTCACCTTCGCAAGCCGGGCGCTTCGCATCGCGGAGGTCCACCAGTACGGGCTGCGCGACCGTGTGAACAAAGCAGGCATGGAGGTGCAGTACGCGCGCCGGGAATTGCTTGGCTTCGCCGACGGCGACGTGGAGCGCATCACGGACCTGGTACTGGCCCATCTCGCTGCGTAGCGCTGCGGCCCCTTCTGTTGTGAGCCAGCGGGCCACAACACCCTTTGCGTGACCGGCCCGCGCGCGCACGGCACTCTGGCAGGCATGGACCTCGCCGAAATCCTCCGTCTGATCGAGAACCTGCTGCGCGTCGGCACCGTTGCCGAAGTTCAGCACGGCATGCCGCCGCGCGTGCGCGTCACGGCTGGCGGCATCACCACGACCTGGCTTCCCTGGGTAGAGCGCCGCGCTGGTGCCACGCGCACCTGGAACCCGCCGACCGTCGGCGAGCAGGTGCTGCTGTTCTGCCCGAGCGGAGATCCGGCCAACGGCGTGATCCTCGCGGGCATCCCCTCCGATGCTAAGGACGTCCCCAGCCACGACCCCAGCGAGACCGTCACGCAGTACCCGGACGGCGCCATGACCCGTTACAACCACGCCGCAGGCGCGCTCTTCGTGGGCGGCTTCAAGACCGTGGTCCTGGAAGCTGACACCAGCGTGCTGGTGAAGTGCCCCAGCACCACCTTCGACGGCGACGTGACCGTCAAGGGTCTGTTCTCTTACCAGAACGGCATCGCCGGCCAGGGCGGCAGCAATGGCAACGCCATCAAGGGAGATTTCACGCACCAGGACGGCGCCCTCTCCTCCAACGGCGTGGTCCTGGACGACCACGATCACGGCGCCGTGCAGCGCGGAGGAGATTGGACGGAGGGCACCCGATGACCTATGCCGGCCTGAACAGCGCCACTGGGCTCGCCATCAGCGATCTGGCGCACATCTGGCAGTCCATCCGCGACATCCTCACGACGCCTGTTGGGACGCGCGTCATGCGCCGCGCCTACGGATCGGAAGTGCCGATGCTGATCGACCAACCCTTGAACGGCATGACCCGCCTGCGCGTGATGTCGGCGGCTGTGGCAGCCATTGTCAGATGGGAGCCGCGCGTTCAGGTGAATGCCGTGTCTTTCGTCGTTGATGGCGAAGGATCTATGTCGGTGGATCTGGACGCGGATCGCATCGACGGTCCCCGCAGCAGCCCCTTGGGCAAGCTGTCCATTCCTCTGCGCGAGGCAAAACAATGAGCGGACCGATCGACCTTTCACGCCTCGCCACACCAGACGTTGTCGAGACCATTGATTACGAAACGATCATCGCCGAACGGAAGGCGCGGTACATCAGCTTCTATCCTGTCGACCAGCAGGCCGAAGTCGCCAAGACGCTACAGCTCGAATCCGAGCCGGTGGTCAAGCTGATTCAGGAGAACGCTTACCGCGAGACGGTATTGCGTCAGCGCGTCAATGACGCCGCACGCGCGCGCATGCTTGCCTATGCCAAGGGCAAGGACCTTGAGCACATCGCAGCGAACTACAACGTGGAACGACTGGTGGTCACGCCTGCAGATGACACCACAGTGCCGCCAACGGCCGCCGTCATGGAAGATGACGATTCCCTTACTGAACGCACCCAGCTTGCATTCGAGGGGCTTTCCACGGCAGGTCCGCGCGAGGGCTACAAGTTCCATGCGCGAAGCGCAGACGGCCGTATCGCCGATGTCAGCGCTATCAGCCCCGAGCCGGCCGAGGTTGTCGTGACGGTGCTCGGCAAGGATGGCGACGGATCCGTCGGGGCCGATGTCCTGGCCAACGTGGAGGCTGCGTTGAGCGACGAGGACGTGCGGCCGCTGGCTGACCGCGTGACCGTCCAGCCGGCGAGCATCACGCACTACCAGATTGACGCGACGGTATACACAAAGACCAGCGGCCCGGAGCGGGAGCTGGTCCTTGCAGAGGCCGCGAGGCGTATTGATGCGTACCGGAAAGAAAGCCGTCGCCTGGGCCGCGACATCGACCGTTCTGCGATCAACAACGCGCTGTTTGCCGAGGGTGTCTCCCGTGTCGAGATTCGGCTGCCGGCCGAGGATGAGGAACTGGATGAGACGCAGGCCGCGTATTGCACGGGCGTGAACATCATCGATGGGGGCGCACGTGAGTAGCCTGCTGCCACCCAACGCCACCCCGGTCGAGCGCAATCTCGCCGCGGCCGGCGCCGCCATCGATGCCATCCCTGTCCCGGTCCGTGACATTGGCGACCCGAAGAAGTGCCCTGCGGGCGTATTGCCCTTCCTCGCTTGGGAGCGCTCAGTCGACCGATGGGATCCGAAGTGGCCGGAATCGATAAAACGTGCGGTCATTGACACCTCCTTCTTTGTGCATGAGCGCAAGGGGACGGTCGGTGCAATCCGTCGCGTGGTCGAGCCGCTTGGTTACCTGCTCAGCGTGGTGCCCTGGTACCAGATGGTTCCGCCAGGCCGGCGCGGCACATTCCAGCTGGAAATCGGTGTGCTCGATATCGGAATCACCGAGCAGATGTACGAGGAGCTGGAACGCCTTATCGATGACGCGAAACCGCTATCGCGGCATATGACTAGCCTGGTCATCAGCATGGTGACGCGCAGCTCGATCTACCACTCTGCGGTTGCCTTGCTCGGCGAAGAGCTGACCGTCTATCCCTATATCCCTGAAGAAGTCGTTGTCAACGGGATGATTGGCGCCGTGGGTTCGGCGCACACCATTGACACGCTCACTGTTTCCCAATAGGACGCTATGTCTCAGACCTTCTTCATCATCCCGACCGCCGCAGGCGAGGCCAAGATCGCGCGTGCTCAGGCATTGGGCCTGCCCCTCAAGTTCACCCACATGGCCGTTGGCGATGGCGGCGGCGCTCTGCCTGTCCCGAATCGAGAGCGCAGCGAATTGGTCAACGAGCAGCATCGCGCCCCGTTGAACACCTTGAAGGTTGACCCGACGAACAGCAGCCAATACATCGCCGAACAGGTGATCCCCGATAGCGTCGGCGGCTGGTGGATTCGAGAACTCGGCCTGTACGACGAAGACGGCACGCTGTGCTACTACGGCAACTGTCCCGAGACATACAAGCCACAGCTCGCCGAGGGCTCTGGCCGTACTCAGGTGATGCGCATGGTCGTTCTCGTCTCGTCCGGCGTGTGCGTTGAGATCAGGGTCGACCCTTCGATCGTCCTCGCCACGCGCCAGTATGTCGACGATGAGATTTTGGTCATAGAGAAGGCACTGCTCGATGCCAGCCAGGGAGACTCTTTGGTCGCCGTACAGCAGCCTTACGAGGGGGCGGTTCCCCGCACTCAGCACGACAAGAACACCGAGCGCGTGACCTTTTTCGATTTCATGAATGTCTTCGAAAGAGCTGATGCGCTATCGCCGGCGCCAAAGCTCGACCATACACGTGCGATCGATAGTGCGCTTGAGGCAATGGCGCTGGGCGCCAAGCGAATTGGCGCGAACGCTGGCCGCTTCAACTACAGCGGTACGGGTTTTGAAGTGCTTCAGGGGTGCATCCTGGAGGGCGAAGGCATCGACTATTGGGATACCTTCCGCCCCGACCCAATCAACCTGATGAAGTCGGATCAGGCCGGTACAACGATCTACTTCTGTGGTACTGGACCGAAGGTCCATACGCTACAGAACATCACCAACTACCGAGAGCCGAAGACGCTGAATGATCGAACCTTCAGCTTCACGGAGTTCACGCTCAACGACTCTGCCAACGGCTCACCCGCGACGCCGAAGCCATTTAGCGCTGCAGTCATCATTAACAAGAACTCGCAGTTGCGGAACATAAGGTTGGTTGTCAACTGTGATCAGCTTGCCGGCTACAACGACCCAAGCCGTCTGGCACTCGGAGACGACTGGGACATCGGCGTTTGGGCTAGGGGTGCGAATGACTGCGTCGTGCACAACGTTCAGGCCGTTGGCTATTGGAGGATGGGTGCGTGGTTGCTGACGGAGAACGATGGCACCTTCAGCGAGGTCGGAAATGCCGAGCGCTGCAGCTTCACGAAATGTATGGGCCAGGGTCGACGTGGGCTCCTGATCCGCAACGCACCACAAGTTCCTGTCGTATCCAACACCGACCACACTGTCACCGTCAAGTACAACCCGTCGTGCCGCTTCACGGCTGTCGACAGCTTCCGAATCACGGAAACCAAACAGACCTATACCTACTCAGGGTATGAGGTCATTGGCGATGACTTGCGCCTGACAGGTGTGACGCCGGCCTTGCCTGCAGCGGTGTCGGTACTGCGCGCTCCGAACCAGGGGTGCGGCTTCAGTGCCTCCGTGTTTAACGATTGCTTGTTTGCAACGCTGGATCACGCCAGCAGGATGCCGTCTTCGTTCTTTGGCATCGGTGAAGCCGCTGCGGTAGAAGCTGACGGATTTCCCATCCGAGCGGTATCCTTCAACAACACGAAGTGGCAGACAACCCGGGACGCTGGCCTCTGCCTGCTTGGAGACATCAGGGACTGGAAGCTTACATCAACGTGCCAGTGGGAGAACGGTGCAGCTATTGCGTACCACAATAGCGAAGGCGTCGGTTACACAGAAAACTTCCGCATGGAAGGAGAGATCGGGGCGAGCGTTGATCTGACGCACTTCAACCCCCGGTCTGCGTGGCTGCCGTATTTGCAGATACCCACGCAACTGACAGATGGCAGCTATGTGTCCAGGCCATGGCGGGAAGCGTCTGTGCGCCTGGAATCCGCCGGTGGCATTCACCTGTACGAGTATCGGCTGGCTGACCGCTCCGTTCGCATGCGTAATGCGAACAATTTTGAATTTGTCCATTCAAATGGCGCGACGGATGAAACGGTCTTTGCCGGCAACAACATCTCGTTCAAGAACTCCGTCGGCACACCGCTGCTTTCGATGTTCAACACGTCACTCAATGCCAGCTTTGCAGCGAATGTGACAGCCGGCAATGACCTGGTGTCAACGAACAACACGCGACCGGCATCCGACAACACAAAGAGTTGTGGTACGCCTGCTCAGCGCTACAGCGTCATGCATGCCGGGACCGCCGCCATCAGCACATCTGACGAGCGGCAGAAGAGCTTCATTGAGGAAATCGATGATGCTGCGCTTGATGCCTGGGAACAGGTTCACTTCCAACAGTTCAAGTTCCTGGACGCTGTTGCACGAAAAGGTGAGGACGGTGCCCGCTGGCATTTCGGGGTGATCGCACAACGAGTGAAGGATGCCTTTGAAGAGGCGGGCCTGGACCCCTTTGCATTCGGTCTACTTTGCTATGACGAATGGCCAGAGCAATACGAGACCATCGCCGTCACCGAAGCCATTGAGGTGGTGGACAAGGACGGAGAAACGCGCATCGAGAATCGCTCTCGCGAGATCGAAACCTTAGTCAAGCCAGCCGGCAACGCATATGGGATCCGATATGAGCTGGCGCTCTGTCTTGAGGCTGCGGTGCAACGTAGGCGATGTGCGCGGCTTGAGCATCGTGTCGTTCAACTCGAAACTCGCGCGGGGTTGCAATGAAGAAGCGGTACTGCACCTTATGGAGCGGCGCCCCGGACGGCATAAATGACTGTTGTCACCAGCATGATCGCGACTACGGCATAAACGGAACGGTCACGCGTGCCGTGGCAGATCGGCGGCTAAGAGAATGCGTCACGGCGGGTGGTGGCCCGCTGCCCTGGCTCAGGGGCTGGATGATCTGGGGCATTGTGCGCTGCGTGGGCTGGGTTCGATACATACCAAAGCCACCATCTTGATCCGTGTTGTGCAGAGACTTGGCACAACACCTTGCACACGACAGACACGCGCGTGCGAGACATCCTACCGAGAGCATCTTGCAAATGGCGGGCTTTCCCGGAGGATTACATGCCAACCGACTACCATCACGGCGTTCGTGTCATCGAGATCAACGAAGGCACTCGCCCCATCCGCACCATTGCCACCGCAGTGCCTGGCATCGTCTGTACCGCTGAGGACGCCGATGCCACGATGTTCCCTCTCAACACGGCTGTCCTGCTGACCAACCCGATGAACTCCATCGGCAGGGCTGGGGACGAAGGCACGCTGGCGAAGACGCTCGACGCCATCACCGACCAGGCCAACCCGCTGACCGTGGTGGTCCGTGTGGCCGAGGGTGCCAGCGAAGCGGAGACCACCAGCAACCTGATCGGCACCACGACGGTCGACGGGCGCTATACCGGCATGAAGGCATTGCTGGCAGCCAAGAACCGCTTTGGCGTGACGCCGCGAATCCTGGCCATCCCCGGCCTGGACAGCCTGCCCGTGGCCACCGAGCTGGCCGGTATCGCCCAGAAGCTGCGCGCCTTTGCCTACGTGTCGGCGTTCGGCTGCGAGACCAAGGAGGAAGCGGCGGCCTACCGCGACAACTTTGGCCAGCGCGAACTCATGACGATCTGGCCTGAGTTCGTCGGCTGGGACACCGTAGCCAACGCCGAAAGAACGCTGTGGGCAACCGCCCGTGCTGCCGGCCTGCGCGCCAAGCTGGACGAGGAAGTGGGCTGGCATAAGACCTTGTCCAACGTCGCAGTCAACGGCGTGACCGGCCTGTCGAAAGACGTGTTCTGGGATCTGCAGGATCCCGCCACCGATGCCGGCTATCTCAACAGCAACGAGGTGACCACTCTGGTCAATATCCAGGGCTTCCGCTTCTGGGGCTCGCGTACCTGCTCGGCAGATCCGCTCTTCGCGTTCGAGAACTACACCCGCACTGCCCAGGTTCTTGCTGACACCATGGCCGAAGCCCATGCCTGGGCCATGGATCTGCCCATGACGCCCTCCCTGGTGCGCGATCTGCTGGAAGGCATCAACGCGAAGATGCGCAACCTGGTGCGCAATGGCTACCTGCTGGGTGGTGAAGCGTGGTTCGACGGCGACGTCAACACCAAGGACACGCTCAAGAACGGCGAGCTGGCCCTCGATTACGACTACACGCCGGTGCCGCCGCTGGAAAACCTCAAGCTGCGCCAGCGCATCACCGACCGCTACCTGATGCAGTTCGCGCAGGCCGTCACGGCCTGACCGTAGCAGCCCCGGCCAACCCGACAAGGACAACCCCATGGCACTGCCAAGCAAACTAAAGCATTTCAACGTTTTCGCCGACGGCGTCTCCCACGCCGGCGAGGCTGAGGAAGTCACCCTGCCGAAGCTCACCCGCAAGCTGGAGGAGTACCGGGCGGGCGGCATGAACGGCCCGATCGACATCGACCTGGGCAACGAGAAGCTGGAACTGGAGGCCACCTATGGCGGGCTGATGCGCACGATCCTGAAGCAGTACGGCGTCACCAGTGCCGATGCTGCTTTGGTCCGCTTTGCCGGTGCCTATCAGCGCGACGACACCGGTGCAGTGGATGCGGTGGAGGTCGTCGTTCGCGGCCGCCACACCGAACTGGACTTCGGCAACGCCAAGGCGGGCGACAACAGCCAGTTCAAGGTCAAGTCGTCGCTGAGCTACTACAAGCTGACGGTGAACGGTGAAGTGTGGATCGAACTCGATCACATCAACTTTATCGAGGTCGTCTTCGGCGTCGACCGCATGGCCGAGCAGCGCCGCGCGATCGGCCTTTAACGCCGCCCTTGGCCGGCGCATTGCCGGCCGTGTCCACTTCATTCTTCCGGACTGACCACCATGAATACCCCTGTGACCACCACCGTGCCGCTGGAAACCCCGATCAAGCGCGGCGAGCAGACCATCACCGAACTGACCGTCCGCAAGCCGTCCGCTGGCGAACTGCGCGGCTGCAGCCTGATGGACCTGATGCGCATGGAAGTTACCGCGCTGCACACCGTGCTTCCGCGCATCACCACCCCGACGCTGACGCAACACGATGTCAGTCAGATGGATCCCGCCGACCTGACGCAGCTGGCCACCACGGTGAGCAATTTTTTGCTGCCGAAGGCGGCGAAGGGCGAGGAATTCCCGACCGAGTCGAAGACGCCATCGCCGACGTTGCAGTGATCTTCCACTGGCCTCCCGAGCACCTGTTTGGGATGGGCCTTGCCGAACTGATGGACTGGCGCGAGCGCGCCAGAGAACGAAGCGGAGCGGATGAATGAGCACCCCACGGAACCTGAAGCTTGAGGTGCTGCTGCAGGCCGTGGACCGGGTTACCCGCCCGTTTCGTTCGATGGCGGGCAGCAGCACCGAGCTGGCGCGCGCGGTCAAGGCCACGCGTGATCAACTCAAGGAGCTGAATCGGGCCCAGGCCAACATCGACAGCTTCCGCAAGCTGTCCAAGGACGCGGCCATCACCGAGAACCAGCTGCGCGCGACGCAGGCCAAGGTGAAGGCCCTGTCGCAGGAGATGGCGGCAGTGGACAAGCCCACGGCGGCCATGGCCCGAGGGTTCCAGGCTGCCGTGCGCGAGGCCCAGGCGCTCAAGCAGCGCGGCGGCGAGCTGCAGCAGAACCTTGCCGCTGTTCGGGGGCGGCTCGAAGCTGCCGGCATCAGCACCGCCAGCCTCGGACAGGCGCAGCGCGACCTGCGCGGGCAGATCACCAGCACATCGCAGGCACTGGCGCAGCAGGAAGCCCGCTTACGGGCAGTTGGCGAGCGCCAGCGGCAGATGGCTGCCGCCCATGCGCAATACCAGAAGGGCATGGCGGCACGAAATGCCGTGCTTAACACCGGGGTGTCCACGATGGCGGCCGGTGGCATCACCCTGACGCCCATCTCCAAGGCGGTGAAGGACTATGTCAGATTCGAGGACGCCATGCTGGGCATCGCCCGCCAGGTGGACGGCGCCCGGGACGATGGCGGCAAGCTCACGCAGGTCTATTACGACATGGCGCGCCAGATCAAGCGCCTTGGAGAAGAGCTGCCAATCCCCACCACGGCCATCGCAGAGATGGTCACCGCCGGCGCCCGCATGGAGGTGCCCCGCAATGAGCTGATCGCGTACACCCGCACCGTGGCGATGATGGCCACGGCCTTTGATGCCGTGCCGGACGAGATCGCCGAGAGCATGGGTAAGGTGGCCAAGAACTTCCGGATCCCGACCAACGCGATCATGGGGCTGGCCGACACGATCAACTACCTGGACGACGACGCGATCAGCAAAGGCAGCGACATCATCAACGTCCTCAACCGCATCTCCGGTGTGGTGTCCACCGTGGCGATGCCGGCCGCCGACGCCGCAGCCCTCGCCTCTACCCTGCTGACGCTGGGCGAGCGCACCGAGACCGCCGGCACCGCCATCAACGCCATCACCCAAAAGTTCGCGGCGGCCGAGAAAGGCACCAAGAAGTTCCACGCCGCGGTGGCCGAGATCGGCCTGACCACCCAAGAGATCCAGAAGGGCATGGCCACCGATGCCACCGCGACCATTTTCAAGGTGGTAGACGCCGTCCGGAAGCTGCCCAAGGACAAGCGCATCGGCGTCATGGTGGAGCTGGTCGGTATGGAGCACTCGGACACCCTGGCCAAGCTGGTCGACAAGCCTGATGAGTTCCGCCGGCAGCTGGAGCTGGCCAACGGGTCGAAGGCCCAGGGGTCGATGAAACGCGAGTTTGGCGCACGGCAAGAGACGGTGTCGGCCCGCTGGGCGCGCTTGCAGAACCAGGTGTTCAATTCGAGCAGCGCCAGCGGCGAGGTCCTGCGCGCGACGCTGGTCGGCCTGATGGATACCTTCGGCAACCTGATGCGCCGCTTCGACGCCTTCACTGAGGCCAATCCTGCCCTGATGGGTTGGCTCATCAAGGGCGCCGCAGCAGCTGGTGTGCTGCTGACCGTGCTGGGGGCCCTTACCGTTGCCATGGCCGCTGCCCTGGGGCCGATGGTGATCGCCCGGTACGGGATGGCCATGCTCGGGATCCAGTTGGGCGGCGGTGCCGGCATCGTCGCGCGCCTCGCCTCTTCCTTCAAATTCCTGATGGGCGTCGCCGGTACTGTTGGCCGTCTCTTCCTGCTGAACCCGATCGGGCTGGCAATTGCGGCCATCGGCGTGGCGGCGTACTTGCTCTACAAGTACTGGGAGCCGGTCAAGGGCTTCTTCACTGGCCTGTGGAACCAGGTGACCGCGGCATTCCAAGGCGGGCTGACCGGCGTGCTGGCCCTGGTGGCGGACTGGTCGCTGATGGGCGCGCTCTACAACGTAGTGGCGCCCGTGCTGCGCTGGTTCGGCTTCGATCTGCCGGCGCGGTTCAGCGAATTCGGCGCCAACCTGCTGCAGGGCCTGGTCAACGGCATCACCAGCCGGCTGGGCAGCGTCCGGGACACCATCGTCGGCATCGGCGACAGCGTGGTCGGCTGGTTCAAGGAGCGGCTGGGCATCCACTCCCCGAGCCGCGTGTTCGCGCTGCTGGGCGGCTTCACCATGGCCGGGCTGGAGCAGGGTCTGGAAGGCAACCAGGCCGGCCCGCTCGGCGTCGTTGCGCAGGTGGCCAAGGTGCTGGCCGGCATCGGCGCCGGCATCGGCGCCGGCATGGTCATCGGCACCGGGCAGGCCGCCGCCAAAGTCGCCATCGACACGCGCCCGCCGATTTTCGCCGGAGGCAGCACCGGCGCCGCGGCACCGGCTGCCGCGCTGGGACCGATCGTGATCCACATCCACCCCCCGGCCGGGAGCAGCGAACAGCTGATTGCCCGCATGGTGGCCGAGGAGATCCGGCGGCTTGAAGCCCAGCGCGGCGCCCAGGCACGCTCGCGCTTCACCGACAGGGATTGACCATGATGATGGCCCTCGGGCTGTTCGTCTTCGCACTGGAGACAGCGCCCTACCAAACCTTCCAGCAGCAGATCGGGTGGCGGCACCCGTCCAATAACCGGGTCGGCCGGCGCCCTGCGCGCCAGTTCCTCGGCCCCGACGACGAGACGATCACGCTGTCCGGAGTGTTGCTGCCGGAACTGACGGGCGGCGACAACACCATCGACGTGCTGCGCGGCATGGCCGATGCTGGCCTGTCCTACGTGCTGATCGAGGGCTCTGGCCGGTACTACGGCATGTTCGTCATCGAGAACTTGGAGGTCACCCGTACCCTCTTCTTTCCCGACGGTAAGGCGCGGCGGCTGGAGTTTTCGCTCAAGCTGGCCCGCGTCGACGGCGGCATGGAGGCGCTTGGGGAGAAGCTCATCTCCGGAGTGCTGGCGTCATGACCTTCACCGCGACGGACCTGGGTGAGGCCCTGATCTCTGACGTGCCGCAGCCGGCATACACGCTCGCGCTCAACGGCCAGGACATTTCGGGGCGCTTCCGGGGCCGACTGATCGGCCTGACGCTGGTCGACAACCGCGGCTTCGAAGCTGACCAGCTGGACATTGAGCTGGACGATCACGACGGCATGCTGGAGCTACCGGAGAAGGGCGTGCATCTGTCGCTCGGCCTCGGCTGGGCCGATACCGGGGTAGTCGACAAAGGCCGGTACAAAGTAGACGAGCTGGAGCACACCGGCCCGCCCGACCGGCTGACCATCCGGGCGCGCAGCGCGGACCTGGGCAGCGACCTGACCACGCGCAAGGAGCGCTCGTTCCGCGACAAGACCATCGGCGCCATCGTGCGGGCGATCGCCGGCAAGAACGAGCTGGTGGCCGTCATCGCCGCGAAGCTGGCCAACCAGGTCGTGGAGCACCTGGACCAGACGGGCGAGTCCGACGCCAACCTGCTTACGCGGATGGCGAAGGACTATGACGCGATCGCCACGGTCAAGCAGGGGAAGCTGCTGTTCATCAAGGCCGGCGAGGCCCTCAGCGCGTCAGGCATCCCCTTGCCCACCGTGCTCATCACGCGGGCCAGCGGCGACACGCACAGCTTCATGGTGGCCGACCGCGACAACTACAACGGGGTCAAGGCCTTCTACCAGGACACGCGCCTGGCCAAGAAGGGCGAGGTGGTGATCGATGCCTCCAACGCCGTGGCCGTGAAGGAAGCCCCCGCCCCTAGCAAGGGCCGGAAAAAGAGGCCCACGGCAAAGCCGCGTGTCACCGCCTATCCGAACCCGGACAACGTGAAGGTGCTGCGCCACACCTACGCCACGAAGGCCAACGCCGAGCGCGCTGCGCGCGCCGAGTGGGCGCGCATGCAGCGCGGCGTGGCGAATTTCAGCATCACGCTGGCACGGGGGCGGCCAGACCTGTTCCCCGAGCTGCCGGCGGTGGTATCTGGGTGGAAGCCGCAGATCGACAATACCGGCTGGACGATAACCAAGGTCACGCACCATTTGACCGAGCGCGGCTATATCACGACTCTGGAGCTGGAGATCAAGCCCGCGGAACTGCAGGAAGAGGCCGCCAGCGATGCGCCGTGGCGGCCTTAGGAGGCCCCGAAAGCACTGTCGATCAATACACTGCCGGAGCTTCCACGGCAACCCTTAGGCGCCGGCTTGTGGCTGATCTGGCAAAGGAGTCGCCGCAGCCACCGGAGCAATCTGCGGAGGGGTAGGAGGCTCAAGTAAGCTGGAGATCTTCGAGCTGGAGAACAACGATCTAATCAGGTTGCCAAGCCGGGGGGAACTCGTATCCTCGGCGATGCAACGGCAAGCTGCGGCGAAGTTGTCCATGGCGGTTCCGAAGTGGTTCACGTAGGCCCCTTTGTTCGCGCACAGCTCCAGCATTTTGGCCATAAATCGGCGAAGGTCTTTGATAGAGACGGTGCGAATCGTGGACTCGAAATCTCCAACGGTCGCCGACTGCATTGCCAGCTCCTGCCGGGTTCCCCAGCCACTGTTCTTCACGATGAATTCGCATGCATCGAAGACTGAAGTGCCGGCCTGAGCCTTGGCGTTGATCGCATTGAATTCCGCCTCGATCCGAGGATGGATGCTTCGGCCAAGCACATTGTTCAGTTCAGCCTCTTGGAGGTCGCGAGCTCTGAAAGCTTCAACCCAACGATCCAGTGCTTGGTCGGCAAGCACTTGGCCGCCGGGGATCTCTGCAAGGATGTTATGCAAGGAGGTAGCCATGTAGGGGTCAATGAGGTTCGCCTTGGCCACCACAGGCGCGGCCTCTTCCAACAGCTGTTGCTCCGTCAACCTGTGATCCCAGACTGACTTTTCGAAGAACTTGTTGCATTTGTCGCGCGCATCCATAGCTTCCGCTTCCGCGACAAAGCGGTCGATGAGTGCCGCCAGCGTCGCGACATCGAACAAGCCCGACTGGAGAAACTCGACGACCAGCAGCTCAAACTCGTCGCAGGAATAAATGCCCAGGTCGTTCAGCAGGATCTTCCACTTGGACTTGCGCTTATGCTCGTCCGTTTCGGGCTCCTTCTCGCCAAGGAAGATGCCCCAGTCGCTGGGGGTACCTTGAGCCAGGACGAAGTCGAAATCGGGCGCATCCTCGATGCCCTTGTAGTGAATCGACGCCAGCAGGACCGTTGACGGGATCACGCGCGTCATTACGGCGTCGCCGAGCGATGGCCTGTTGCCGAGAATGCGATTGACGGTCTTGATGACTTTGCAGACGATGCGGATGTTGGTTACCCCGCAGCGCTCGATGTTGGGCTGGATCTGAGTGGCCCACTGAGACGGGACGAGTCTGATGCCGATCTCGAAGGCCTCCGAGGTCGAGGTGGTGAGCCTCAGCTCTTGGTCAATGACCTTCTCTCGAAGAGTATTCCAAACCTCGCGCTTGTCGAGTTGGTCATCATTGAGGATGAGTATCACGCGCGACCCATGCTGCTTTGTGAACTCGTCAATGAAGCCCAAGACCTCATCGATGCCCAATTTCTCATGCTTGCGTTCGATGTCATCAAGGACGAGGACTTTCTGCCGCAGCAATGCCGGCGCGAGAAGCAAACCGATGTCGTTGAGCGCGGCAAATCCTTTGTTAATGCCCTCCAGAGCCTTGACGGTCGTCTTATAGGCCTGCTGGACACCTCTGAACAGTGCCGGGTACGACTCTGCTGATTTGGCTGAGCTCTGGATTAGCTTGAGCTTGATCTGTTCCACGGATGATGCGCCGAAGAGCGATGCGTACAGTGCGCCTTTGATCTTCTCGTCCGTAGCTTCCTGCTTGACCTGTTCCCACATGTGGCTCTTGCCGGTGCCCCACTTCCCCGACAAGGCGATAACTTTGGTGTCGTCGTCGGTCAGCAATTGGACGAGCTGTTCCTTGGTGGATTTGAGAGACATCCATGTTCCCTTTGTAGTTTCTTAGCTTTGTTCACATGCGCTGACCATCTCGGACGAGTGACCAACTTGCTTGATCGTACACCTCTTCCCAAATACCAGAGAGGCCGCTTTCAGCAAGTCAGCCAATTCCCCCTTATGACTGCATTGAGGTTGCTTCCGTTCGTACCTGGATGGAGATCGTCCAGTCCTCGGACAAAAGAGGCTGGGCGTCAGCGGATTGGCTGCGAACTAGAACCGGCGTACCACCAGGCAGCGAATGAGCGCTTGATGCACGGTACGCCGCAAGTGTCGTTGCGACCAGGCCACCCGCGTTGACAATAAGCGCCAAACGATTCGCATGCTGCAAACACCATCGTTGACATTACTCAGACGAATAGATGGATCGGAACGGTCCTATCGACTGGGCGGCGCCCCACTGCTAGCTTTTGCGAGAGCATTGTGGCTGGCTGCATAGGATGCGTCTGTGGATGAAGGGAAGAAGAGAATCGATCAGTGCATGGGCGACGGAAGCGGAAACATCCAGATCGGGACCATCGTCATTCACCGCTACCGTAGTGCTCAGCCCGTGCCTCCCAAGTCGCCAGCGCAAGCCGACGAGGACCTCATGTCACTTGAAGAACGCAGAGACCTTACAGACATCATCCTCGAAATCGAAATGGCGGAAGACGACCTGATCGATGCGGCATCCATCTGGCAGGCACTCACGCGCCACCTCAATGGCCGGGGACTTAATGAAGTCGGCCTGGAAGAAAGCCTGACACATGCGCAATACTGGAGCGCTCGATCGTATCTGGTCAGTTGGCTGTCGTGCCGTCGCGGCGAAAAGCTACCGCGTAACGCGATGGTGCGGCAGATACTGAGGATGTGGGAAATCTGTCCAGGCCTGAAGCCATCGACCCACAAACTGTGCCGTGAGCACTTCCAGATGTCTGATTTGAGTACGCTCAATGAGGTGCAACTGCGCGCCGCGCTTTGGGTCACGCTGGCGGACTGGCAACGCTTCTGGGATGCTCGTGCCGAGCAAGAGCCGTGATTCGCGGTGCATCTGTCATGACAACCGTTAGCCGAGGAATCGGGCCAACTATCCTGCACCGGCCCAGCTATCTGGCCAGCTCCTCGGCTTGATCTCTCCATTCATTGCAAGACAGAAGCTCACCGGTGTCCATGCGCGTGATGAGTCCATCAACGCGGTCATAGCGGAAAGTGCGAGTGGCCTTGCGCAGCAAGCAATAGCCTTCGAAATGCTCTTGCGCCATTTCGGTAACGATTACGCGGCGTTTACTGGGGGCACCTTCAAAGTCTCGATATTCGAACTCGATCTCATCTCTAATTTCTGTTCGATGCTCACGGGACCACGTTGTCGTGACATGCACTGAAGCGGACACGCTACCAGCCTGGGCTGCTTTTCCCCATTTCTCGAACGTCCGACGCTCCGCTTCTACCGGGGAGAGCTTGGCGGCACCCTGCTTCCGAACATCACCGGTTACATCGACAAGAGACTGTTTTAACCTTGCGAGTATTGCCTTCAATGGTCGCGCCGACGAGGGCAGATCTGCCGGGGATGGCATTGCCGTGCCGTGGGGTGCGGGGCTGCGTGTGAAGTGCCACATCATGGCAATGGAAATCGCGCAAATTATCCATAGCACTGAAAGTTCTGTTGAAGTGCCCTGCCTATGGCCGGCAGCTGGGAATGTGACAGCGATCGCCACAACAAAGAAGATGGAGGGCAAGCTTCCAAGACATAGCCCGAGGCCATGCCCTAGCCAGCGAGATCTTCCTTTCGCGACTGCGGCATTCACAAGTCGACGCCATGCCCATATGTAGAGGCCAACCATCCCTCCCAAGCCGAACAGCGCGTCCATTGTTACTGCCCCCTACGTTGTCGATTTCTTCTGGCTGACCTTAACGCCGCTTCCGATCTGGACGTTGTTCGACCCTGCGCCAATTCTCTGCACGACCTTGTGTACGCCCTTGACCTCTGGCTCGGGCCCCGACGCTTTTTGAGCCTCTTCCCTTGCCGCGGTGGTGTCACACAAAGTGACAAATAGCCTCTCGAACTGTTCGACTGACAAGTCGTTGCCCAAAGCCTGAGCGGCCTTGTATGCCTGGCCAGCCGCGACGCGAGCAGCGTCCAGAGAGATCGCGTTTTCTGGAAGTCGTTTGCCGGTTAGGACGTAGAGCACATCGACGCCGGATCTGGCAATAGCTGCTAGGTAAACCGGATCAGGAGAACGATCCCCTCTCTCGTACCGGCTTTGCACGTTCTTCGCAACACCAAGCGCCTCGCCGAACTCGGCCTGAGTCAGGCCAAGACGTAGCCTTTCGGCCTTCAAACGCTCGCCAATAGTCTCCATTTCGGTTGACATATGTCAATAAAGTCTCCAAATTGGAGACTAAGATGATTAGCGCACACTAACGAAACCCAATCATATCGTATGCCTACTAAGCCTCCTGCCCTGCGCGCGCCCCGCCAGCCAGACACGGTACCCGTGGCCATTCGACTTACCCCAGCCGAGGTCGCAAAAGCGGACCGATACGGCGCGGCGGAATTCCGCTCCCGTGCGGCATTTACCCGCCTGATGTTCCTCCGTGGCATGGCAGCTTACGAGCGTGAATTTGGGCTCGATACCGCTGGTTCCCAGCATAGAATTGCCGAACCGCATCTGCACGCAGATGCGATTGCGGGGTGATGCGATGCGAAAGCCCGTGCGCATAGAGCAGACCCTGCGCGAAGCGCTGACCGGCCCAGGCCGCGTGGACGTGCAACGCGCCATCGGTTGGGATGACTCCAACATCAGCCGGTTCCTAAGCGGGAATCAGGGCGTAGTGATCGACAAGCTTGACGCCATGGTGTCCGCTGTCGGCTATGTGCTGATCACACGCAAGTACCTGGACGCCGTAACCACCCTCGGCGAAGTCGGCATGCACTGCGAATGCGCCCGGGAGGGCCTGGGCGAGTGCGGGAGATCCTGCAAATGAAGATGACCTGTCCACACTGCGGGACGCAGCTCCACATTCGCACCAGCCGCGCTGTGTCCTTGCTCACTCGCGAACTGTACGTGCAATGCCACAACGTGGAGTGCGCATACACCTGCAAGATGCTGCTCTCCCCGGTCCACACCATTGCGCCCAGCATGAAGCCGAATCCGAAGGCTTACCTGCCGCTTGGGAAGCCGCGGCCAGGACCGCGCGACGAGCGGCAGATGGACCTGCTGCCGACGTAGCGGACTAACTTCCTTCCTCCGATCGACTTACCGATTCATGCCCCTGTCGGGGCGTGAGGGACTCCTTTTGCCTATTGCCATGAAGAACCATCCTGAAACCGCGGTCCTCGTCTTCGAAAACATCGAATTCGATGTAGTCGACATCCACAACGTGCCATGGCTAAGGGGCCCGCAGATTGCGGGAGCCTTGGGCTACAACCGCACTGATCGAATCGCCGACCTTCACGCGCGCAACGCCGACGAGTTCACTACCGAAATGACTCAGCTCGTCGAGCTCGACACCGCAGGCGGGCGCCAGCAGGTCCGCATCTTCAGCCCGCGCGGCTGCTACCTGCTGGGCATGCTGGCCCGCACGGAGCGCGCCAAAGTGTTCCGCCGTTGGGTTCTGGACGTGCTGGAGGGCCGGCAGCCGCCGCGCAAGGTGGGCACGCTGACAGTGCCGCAACACCTGGCCGCGCTGCGCTACCGCGGCGCGCTGGTGAAGGAGCTTTCCGGCATCCGAACGCGTGCCGTAGCGCTGGAACTGCATGCCAATTTGATTCACGTCTCACGGCTGCTGGGCATGCCGGTGGCCGACCTGGAATCCCTGGCGCCAGGGCTCAAGCAGCAGTCGATCGAGGGCGTCGCCTGAGCCAGCAAAGATGCGCAGCGCCATGAACCCATCCCTGCACGCCGAAGTTACCAGCCGCCTGCTGCGTGACTATGCGTTTAAGCAGAAGCGCGGCGGCGAGAAGCTGGAGGACGGCAAATGCCCGGCCTGCGGCAAGAAGACCCTGTGGGCCTTCGGTAACGACCCCTGGGTCGTTCGCTGCAACCGCCTGAACCACTGCGGTGCCGAGCTGCACATCAAGGACCTCTACGCCGATCTGTTCGAGAGCTGGAGCGACCGCTTCAAGGCCACGCCCGAGAATCCCAAGGCCGCTGCCGACGCCTACATGCGCGACAGCCGCGGCTTCGACCTGGACAAGGTGCGCGACTGGTACACCCAGGAGAGCTACTACAGCCATGACCTGAAGATCGGCAGCGCCACCGTGCGGTTCGCACTGGGCAGCGGCATCTACTGGGAACGCATCATCGACCAGGCCCACCGCTTCGGCAAGCGCAAGGCAACGTTCCACGGCCCCTACGGCGGCATGTGGTGGCAGCCACCGGTGTTGGAAACGTCTGGCGCGGCCGAGCTGTGGATCGTGGAAGGGATCTTCGACGCGATCGCGCTCTGGCACCACGGGGTGCCGGCTGTCTCGGCGCTTTCCTGCGCCAACTATCCGGGCATGGCATTGGCCGCGCTGGCCGAACAGTGCGCCGCCACGGGGCGGGCACGACCGAAGCTGGTGTGGGCATTGGATGCCGACCATGCCGGCACGCGCTACGCCACGCAGTGGCTCAAGCGCAGCCGCGAAGCCGGATGGGAAGCCTCGGTCGCGCTGCCCAAGCAGGTCGGCGCAAAGAAGCGCGACTGGAACGACCTGCACCAGCTCGGCAAACTGTCCGCGCAGGACCTTGACGAGTACCGCTACCTGGGCGACCTGATGGCTGCCCCAAGCGCGGCCGAGAAGGCGCGGCTCGTCTATGGCCGCACCGGCTTGAGCCAGTTCGCCTTCGACTTCGACAGCAAGCTGTACTGGTTCAAGGTCGATCTGGAAGCGCTCAACCGCGAGATGGACGCCGTGCGCAGCGCCCACAACGACATGACCGAGGCGGAGATCCGCGACGAGGCCATGCTCAAGGCCGGCGTGGTGACCAACATCGCCACCTGCCTGCCCACGGTCCTGTACTACCAGGCCAATGCTGCTACCGACGAGGCCTGGTACTACTTCCGCGTCGCGTTCCCCCACGACTCGCAGCCGGTCAAGAACACCTTCACCAGCTCGCAGATCGCCTCCGCTGGCGAGTTCAAGAAGCGGCTGCTGGGGGTGGCGCCGGGTGCTTTCTACACGGGCACCAACGGGCAGCTGGACGCCTACCTCAAGGAACAGATGCACCGCATCAAGAGCGTGCAGACCATCGACTTCGTGGGGTACACCAAGGAGCACGGCTGCTATGTCTACGCGGATGTGGCGGTCAAGGACGGCAAGCTCCACATGCTCAACGACGAGGACTTCTTCGACGTGGGCCGCCTGTCCATCAAGACCATCGGCGGCTCGGCCGGCCTCTCGCTGAACATGGATCTCAAGGCATTCCGCCACGACTGGCTGGAGCTGATCTGGCGCGCCTTCGGCGCCAAGGCGATTGTGGCACTGGCCTTCTGGCTGGGCAGCCTGTTTGCAGAGCAGATCCGCGAGGGCGAAGGGATCAAGCAGAAGAGCTTCCCGTTCCTTGAGGTCGTGGGCGAGCCTGGCGCGGGCAAGTCCACCCTGATCGAGTTTCTGTGGAAGCTGTGCGGCCGCCGTGATTACGAGGGTTTCGACCCCTCCAAGTCTTCGCTGGCGGCGCGCGCACGCAATTTCGCCCAGGTGTCCAACCTGCCAGTGGTGCTGATCGAGGGCGACCGCGGCGAGGACGGCGCCAAGGTCAAGGGCTTCGACTGGAACGAGCTGAAAACCGCCTACAACGGGCGCAGCACCCGGGCGCGCGGCGTCAAGAATGCCGGCAACGAGACCTACGAGCCGCCCTTCCGCGGTGCCGTGGTGATCAGCCAGAACGCCGAGGTCAACGCCAGCGAGGCCGTGCTGCAGCGGATCGTCCACCTGTACTTCGATCGCGCCGGCCAGAACCCCGACACCTTTGCCGCGGCGCGCGCGCTGGAGCAGATGCCAGTGGAAGACGTGTCCGGCTTCCTGCTGACCGCCATCCTCAAAGAGCGCGAGATCCTCGCCTCCTATGTGGAACGTATGCCGGCGTACCAGGACCATCTGGCCAAACACCCCGACGTCAAGCACCAACGCCTGGTGAAGAACCACGCCCAAGTGATGGCGCTGGTCGACTGCCTGGGCCACGTGGTGCCACTGCCCAAGGAATACCGCGATGCGGCGATCAAGCAACTGGTGACCATGGCTGTGGAACGCCAGCAGGCCATCGGCGCCGACCATCCGCTGGTTCAGGAATTCTGGGAGCTGTACGACCACATCGAATCGGCGGAAGAAGACCACGCCGTGCTCAATCACGCCCGGGGGGATGGCGGAACCATCGCTATCAGCCTGCGGCACTTCGAACAGGTGGCGAACGACCGCCGCCTCAATCTCCCTCCGCTGACCGATCTGAAGCGTGTGCTGCGCACCTCTCGGCATCGCAAGTTCGTGGAGCTGAGGGTTGTCAACAGCGCTATCAACGCGCGTCACAACGCCGAGTATCCCCACGCGCCAAAGCGCCCCACCACGGTCAAGTGCTGGGTCTTCGAGGATCGCTCGGGCAACAAAGGAGCGCGAGCATGAGTGCCTTTCTCGTTTTCATCGTTTCGCACACCGGCGTGCGCATGCGGTTCACCGCCATCGCCCGCACGCGCCTGGATGCCCAGCTGGGCGCCCTGGAGCACCTGACCGAGCCGCCGCGTTTCTGCTGCGCGCGGGCCATAGGGAGGGCTGCCTGATGCTCGCGCTGCTCAACCTTTGGATGATCGCCACCGCCGTGGGCTCCATCTACCTGCTCAACGCCGGCACCGCGCGTGCCCGCTGGGGCTCCCTGGTGGGTCTGCTCGGTCAGCCGGCCTGGCTGTACCTGACCGCCGCGACGGGCGAACCCGGCATGTTCTGGGTGAGCCTGTTCTTCACCGTCTGCTACGGCCGCGGCGTGTGGGACGGGTTCCTTCGCCCGGGAGCCCGCCGTGCGTAAGCCCGCCATCACCGACGCCGATCTGCGCCGCGCCCATCGCGCCCTGCGGATCGCCACCCCCTTCGACGCCATGTCCGACCTGCTGCGCACCGCCCTGGCGGCTGCGGCCCGGGCCATGGCCAGCCGCGAGCAGCAGCTTGCGGCACGCCGCCCCGTCGGCGGCACCTCCGACCTGAAGCGCCGCGCTGCCGGCGACTTCGACGACTGATCTCCTTTGGAGCTAAACCATGGAACACCTCGTCACCTTCCACATCGATACGGAACAGCTGCAGAGCTACAACGATAGCCATCTCGCGTCCCTCTGGCACATCGCACAAGCGAATCCCGCTCCGCTCAACGATCACGGCGCCGGCGCACTGGCCGAGGCCATTGGCCGCGAGATCATCAGGCGCTGGCTGCGCTGGGCCGGTGCGCCGCTTTGGGACCGGCAGGGCAATCACCATTACTGGGACGCACTGAAAGCACATTGCCAGTGGGATGGAGAGCGCTGGGTTCCGAAAGTCCAGGAGGCGGCTGCTGATGCATCTGCGAACACCTCGCAGGAGGTGCAGTGATGCCAGCCAGCAAGCACCGCAAGACCCGCCGGCCACGCCCCGCGCGCGCCTGCGTTCTGCCCGTGATGTTCCGCTTCAGCAGCAACGCCGAGGTGGACCTGCAGCTCATCCCCCATGTCGAGCTGAGCAAGATCCTCGATGGGACCGCCACCGAAGCCGCCTGGCACACCCTCGCCTTCCGAATCAACGTCGGCCAGGTCGTAGCCACGCTGTACTTCGCCGACAACCAGGAGCTGCGCGACGCCATGGACGCGGCAGTGGCCGCGGTCGCCGACGTGGGCAAGCGCTTTCGCCTGCGCGGCCGGCTCGGCGTCACCGGCGACGAGTTCCGCGCGATCGGTCAGGGCCTGAACCTGACCGACGACATGCAGCGCGCCTGCACCCGCCGCCAGTTGCTGGTGGCCACCCTGCAAGTCGAAAACCGGGCAACCGCCCAAGGCCCGGTGGAAGCCGGCCAGATCGTTCACCTCGCAGAAGCAACATGACCGACATCACCACACCCCAGCAGCACCCTGTGCCCTATGTCCAGCGCGTGGCGCAGATCATTTGCACGGGCCTCTATCCCGAGGCAAACGTGGCCGGCAAGCGGCTGGTGGATTTCCCGAAGACAACGCGCGAGAACCTGCTGACGATCGCCGAGGCAATCCTGATGGAACCCGCTACGGAAGCGCAGTCGGCACAACGGTACGCCTGGTGGGTGACCGGGCGGGACGAGCTGGACGGCCAGGCGCCGGCGCAGCTCATCATCGGCGGCGCCCTAGATACCGCCGCCGGCGTACCGCTGGCAGTTGACGCGCATCAGTCCAAGCACCTCGTGAAGCCGTGGCGAGAACGCCTTACGATGCTGCTGCTTGCGCTCAACCTCAGTGCAAGCGAAATTACGCCATGCATCTCCATGAGGTTGAAAGGTGAGACCGCAGGTATTTGAGGCCAAAGGCATGCTCCTGACCACAGAAGAGTTGCGCGAACTGACGAATCGCGTTCGGCGGCACGCACAGGCCTCGGTGCTGAACTCGCTCGGCGTGGCGCACCGGATCCGCCCGGACGGTAGCATCATTGTCCTGCGAGCCCACGTCGAGCATTTGCTCGGCGCCAGCACGCCGGTCCACCGTCACGAACCAGAATATGAGATCGACCGGAGCATCATGTAATGCCGAAGCCTCGAAAGACCGAGAACCGAGGGCTGCCCGCGAGGTGGCAGTTGCACCATGGCGCCTACTTCTATCGCGTTCCGCCCGGGCTCGAAGCGCATTGGGATGGCAAGAAGAAATTTCGGCTCGGCAGCACGCTGCCCGAAGCGTATAAGACCTGGGCCGAGCGCATCGGCACACTGGAGAAGGCCAACACGGTGGGCCAACTGCTGGACCGTTACCTTCTGGAAGAGGTGCCAACGAAGGAGCCGACGACTCAAAGCCACCACCGGCTTTGTATCAAACGCCTGCGCCTGCAGTTCGAGAAGTGGCCGCTGATTGCCATCAAGCCGCGGCACATCTATGCCTACGTCGACGCACGCACGAAGGAGAAGAAGCTGCCCGACGGCACCATGATCAAGGTGAAGGCACTGACCGCAGGGCGCCGCGAGGTCGAGGTGTTGTCACACGCCTACACCAAGGCGGTCGAATGGGGCTACCTGGACAGGCACCCGTTCCTCGGCGAGACGCGGATGAAGGGGCAGAAGCCGCGCGACCGGTACGTCGATGACTGGGAGATAGCAGAATGCCTGGCGCTGCCGTCGCGCCGGAAGAAGGGAAGCGTGAGGGCGGCTCAGGCCTATATCCGGATCAAGATGCTGACCGGCATGGCGCGCGGCGACCTGCTGCGCCTGCGGCCGGCCCAGGACTTCAAGGACGACGGGATCCACATCCAGCGGCACAAGACAGCCGGCAGCACCGGAAAACGGACGATCTACACGTGGAACGACGATCTGCGCGCCGCGGTATCCGATGCTCTGGCGGCCCGCCCGATCGACATCAGCCCGTGGCTTTTCTGCACGCTCAGGGGCGAGTGCTACATCAACGAGGAAACGGGTCGCGCTGGCGGCTGGGAATCGCTATGGCGGGGCTTCATGGAGCGCGTTATGGCCGAGACCAAGGTAAACGTGCCCTTCACCGAGCACGACATCCGAGCGAAGGCCGGCAGCGACGCGGACGACCTTGAGCATGCGCGCGCCCTGCTCTCGCATGCCAGCAGCGCTACCACTCAGCGCGTGTACCGGCGCAAGGCAGAGGTCGTCGCCCCTCTGCAGGCAAACAAAAAGCGCCAGGGGGAATGA